CGTGAACCAGGAGAAATGGCTGAACGGGCTGATCCAGAAAATAGGCGGGCGCAAGGCCATGCTGAGCAGCCAGCGCTATGTCACCCCGGACTTCCTGCTGATGAGCCCCACGCTGAACGACCTGGCCAGCAATGCCGAGCAGTTTGTGGCCAGTCTCAAGCGCAATGGCAGCGATACCTCCGCCCAGGGTGATTTGCAGGCCATCAAGGATATTCCGGCCTTTGGCACCAACGCCCCCGGGGTAGACCTGGGCGACGAGCGCATCCTGATGGGCCGCCGTGGCGTGGCCGGTTACTGCGTGGCCAAGCCTTTCATGACCGGCGAACCGTTCGAGCAGGTCAACAGCCAGGGTCAGGCCATTGGCAAAAAGATGGCCTACGGCGAGGAGTACAACGCGATTGTGATTCCCAAGCCGGTGCGCGACCGCTTTACCAGCGTGGTGGTGTATTCCAACAGCGCCCGCAACGCCCTTTGATTTCACAGCGAGGGCTGCCTGGCGGCCCTTCCGGAGAGGCCGATGAAAGTACCTTTTTTCAATGACAGCGCGCATTACCGCACGGTGGGGACGGTGCTGATCCCACCCCATGAAGTGCGCGAAGTGGATGCCACCTTGCTGCCGGACTACCAGCCCGACACGCCCTTTGCCGAACCTACGCTGCCCAGGCCGATTGTGGATGTGCTGCTAGAAGGAGGCCAGTCCACTTTGCTGGCCAGCCTGCCGGTGCTGGCACTGGAGGACCTGGAACTATTGGGCGAGCGCGAACAGCAGGGCGCAGCCCGCACTGCCGTGCTGGGGGCCATCAGCGAGCAACTGCTGAGCCGCGCTGCTGCCACGCAGGATGGCCAGACCGCCCCTCTGCCAGAGACCGAACAGGTCAAGGACGACAGTACTGGCGTGGATGAGCCCAAACCGGTGCCGCCCGACAGCAAGGGCAAGGCCCGCAAATGAACACCCGCAGCAGCCTGCGCAGCGCCTTGCAGGCCAGCTTGCTGGACAGCGCCAGTGCGCTGCTGCCGGCGGATTTTGACCGCCAGCTGGACGTGGCACTGGCTGATTTCAGCCGTTATCGCCCGCTGACCCAACTGGGTCAGCTAAAGCTGATGGCCGGACAGGCGGTGTACCCGGCTCCGGCCGGGGTGATCTGCCTGCTGGGGCTGGACTGGGGCCGCAGTGCCAAGGCCGCGCTGCAACCCTGGGACGAAGCCTGGCCCGGCCCCTTGCCTGTCATGCAGCTGCTGGATGGGCCGGATGGCAGTTGCTGCTATCTGCAACCACCACCCAGCGGCCGGCAGATTCAGCTGCTGGGCAGCCTGGCCAGCTATCGCTATGGCGTGGCGCAGCGGCTGGATGAGCAAGGCTGCACCGTGGCGGCGGGCGATATCGGCCTGCTGCTGTTGCGCGCCCAGGCGGAGGTGATGCGCGAACTGGCGATCAAGCACAGTACCAAGCCGCTGCAAATGCGCGATGGCATCAGTTCCACGCCACGCAATGGCACGCCGTCCTATCTGCACACCGTGCTGATGGAGGAATTTGAACGGAGGATGCAGGCATGCTGATTCAGCCTGAAGTGGATGACGCCAGCGTACGTCGCGCCCTGCGTCGTGCTCCGGCAGTGATGCAGGCCGCGATGGAGCGCAAGGTGCAGCGGGCTGCGGTAATGCTGCGCCGCGAGGTACGACGCCAGTTGCGGCGCAATCGCAGCATGGCTTTTACCACCTTGCTGGAATCGATCCATATCCAGCGGCCCTTTGTCATGACCCGCGACGTGGTGGCCGGAGCGCGCTATGCACGCTGGGTGGAAGAGGGTACGCGCCCTGGTTATCGCGGCATGCCGCCGCGCAGGGCGCTAGCCAGTTGGCTGCATACCCGCCACGGGCTGGATGAACGCCAGGCACATTGCCGTGCTTTTGGCCTGGCGCGCTACCTGCAACAGCATGGCACGCAGCCAGCGCCATTTTTCAAACCGGCTTTTGCCAACAAGCAGACTGCGATGCTGGCCCTGTTGCGCCAGGGCGTGGTGGAAGGCGTACGGCAGAGCCTGGGCATACAAGGAAGTCCTGCATGAGCCGACCGATAGACGGGCTGGTGATTCACTGTGCCGCTACGCCCAATGGCAAAGCCTTTACCCGCACCCAGATTGATGCCATGCACGCGCAGCGTGGTTTTCGGCGCGCACCGCTGGCCATTGCCCGCTACAAGGCGGTGCTGGGCCATGCGCTGCCGGCCATTGGCTACCACTGGGTGATAGAAATCGATGGCAGTGTGCAAAGCGGCCGCCATCCGCAGGAAATGGGTGCCCATGTCCAGGGCAGCAATGCCCGCACCCTGGGGGTGTGCCTGATTGGCACCGACCGTTTCAGCCTGGCGCAATGGGCGGCGCTGCGCCTGCTGGTGCGAAATCTGCGGCTGAGCTACCCCGGCATCAGCGTGCTGGGCCACCGCGACTACAGCCCGGACAAGAACGGCGACGGCATCATCGACCGGCGCGACTGGCTGAAGGTCTGCCCCGGCTTTAGCGTGGAGGACTGGCTGGCGCAAGACATGGCACCACTGCCTGGCCATGTGCTGGAGGCCGGGTGAAGCGGCGCAGCCTCAAGCGCCACATGCTGGCGCGGCTGCGCGAGGCCTCTACCTGGCGCGGGCTGATCCTGCTGGCCACCGCCCTGGGCCTGAGCCTGGAGCCGGCACAGGAAGAAGCCATCGTGGTGGCCGGGCTGGGCCTGGCCGGGCTGATTGGTGTGCTGCTGCCGGATGGTGGCAAGGATGATGACGATGCCGGCGCTGCTTAAAGAGGCCCTGTTGACCATGCTGGCACGCCTGCCCGGGCTGCTGGCCATGCTGGCGCTGGCCGGTTTTGCCTATCAGGCCGGGCTGCGCAGCGGCCAGCTGCAATTGTCACGCTACCAGCAACAGGTGGCGCAGCAGCAACAGCGACAACAGGCCGCCCGTGCCGCGCAGGAGCAGGCCCGGCAGCAACAGCTGCAGGCCAGCGCCGCCGCCCTGGCCAATAGCCAGCGGCAACTGCAACAACAACGCCAGAGCCAACAGCGGAGGATTACCCATGCGGCACAGATACCGCCCCAATCCGGGGCTGAGCCTGCTGCTGTGCTGTCTGTTGACGGCCTGCAGCTCTACAACGCGGCCTTTGGCCTGTCTGCCGACAGCCCGGCCGGTGCTGCCAGCCAGCTTGCAGAGCCGGATGCCACCGCCGCCGCCATTGACAGCGGGATATCACGCGCAGACCTCCTGGCCCACGCCCGCGACCTGGGATTCTGGTGCCGCAGTGCCGTGGCCCAGCGCGATGCCCTGCAACAGCTGTTGAGCGAGGAGGCCGATGGAGAACCCTAAAAATGCCTGGCAGTTCGACCGCACGGTGAACCTGGGCAATGTGCTGACCATGATCGTGATTGCCGTGTCCGGTGCGGGTGTGGTGCTGTCGCTGGAAAAGCGCGTCACCGTGCTGGAAGAACGCCAGAGCGTGCAAAGCCATGTCGACCGTACCCAGGAGGAACGCATCCGCGAGCTGGGGCTGGAGCTGAAAAACAATCTGCACAGCATCAACGACAAGCTGGACAAGCTGGTGGAGCGCCAGCTGGATTACCAGGGGGCAAGATGAACCGCTACCAGCGCCTGCTGGCCAGCCTGCGCCAGCAACTGCAACTGGCCCTGCCCGGGCGCGTGGTGGCGCGCGACCTGCAAGACCACCCGCAACGGCCGCTGGAGCAGCTGCTGCAAGGGGTGGTGACGGTGATTGTGCCGGAAGTGCAGCTGGACCTCTGGCTGGAAACCCTGCGGCTGACCCTGGTGGGCCAGCTGGCAGTGCCGGAGCGCAGCAGCAGCCCGGCCGCAGTGGAAGATGCCGAGCTGCTGTTGCTACAGCAACTGCTGGCCTTTGTACGCAACCCCGGCGGCGACTTGCCACGGCTGCACAGCCCGCGCGCCAAACTGTCCGGCCAGCTGGAATACCCGTATGGCTGGGTGGCGCTGGAGCTGGACTGCGGCCCGCTGGACGGCAGCGAGGATGACGACGCCCAGCTGTACCCACCCGGCAAGCAGCCCGGCCAGCTGGGCGGCGTGCAACTGGAT